TGATATTGTAGAGTTCTTTTTACTTCTACTTGTTCCTGCTTTTTTCCTTTTGTTAATATTTCTGTATAAGCTCATTTTCCTACCTTTTTCATTGCTAATGTGTGTGCTTGTGTAAAGGTTTTACCCTTATTCATTTCCTTACGCATAAAAGCCATATGCTTTGCAGTATGATGTTTTTTATGTTTTGCAAGAGTTGCTCTTTGTAGTTTAGTTAACATTTACCTTTTTTCTTTTTGCCTTTTTTTGGTTTTTTCATTCCGTACATTATAATAACCTCAATAAGTTTGTGAATTTATCTGTTGCTAATACAAAAATAACTATAGCTCCATAAGCTATATACTTAAATCTAAAGACTTCTATTTTTACATCTCTCATATCTTTTTCAATATGTTGTAGATGGTTATTTTTAATATCATAGATATCTTTTTTAATAAGTTCTATTTCTGTATTTAACTCGTTTAAATCTTTCATGCTAGTGGCAACTTCTTTCTTTTAGGGTAAGTATTTAAAGCTATTGCTACCGATTGTTTTTGTGGCTTCCCTTCTTTTCTTAACATCTTAATCTTCTTAGAAACTAATTTGTTTCTCTCAATTCTTCCATGACCTGAGTATTTAGGGTATGACATTAGCTTGGCCCTATTCCAACAGGTCTATTTTGCACAGCTTCTAGTGCAAGTTCTTGTTCGTTTAAGTCAAGTTGTGATTTTTTAATCTGTAATTCTTGTTGCTTAAGAGCAAGATTGATTGCTGCTTCTTCTTGTTTTAATTTAAGTTCTTGTGCTTTTAACTGCGTATCGATCTCTAACTCTTGAGCTTGTAATTGTAATTTTTGTAACTCAACTTGTGCTTTTCTTTGTTCAACCTTTTCCTCTAAAGTAGGTTCAGGTGGTGGTTTTGGTGGCATCATAGCTGGGTTAGATATAAACTGATCTGAGTTTTTATATCCTGATTGAGCTATAAATTCACTTACTGCATTGTATATGTTTTGTGGTGTAACGAGTGATCCCATTCCACCATTTTGTATTAGACCTTGTATTATCTGCATAATAGAACCCATAGTCTGAGTTTTACTTTGCTGAGAACCTGACCCAACACCTACATTAACAGTACAATTTAATTTTTCTTTCCAACGAGATACATCTATGGGTACAAATTTACCATTAAGATAAGCTATCTTTTGCCTATCTTCGTATCTTTGTACTAGTGAATAGATGTTTCTGAATAAATCTTTAATACCTGTTTCTGCAAATATACGAGCAATTAGCTCAATTCTTTGCATAGCAGACTCAGTTGCTGCTGATATAGCTCCTGAAGTTACATGAGATGTCAATACATCTGGATTTAATCCTTGTGTCATCTTAGATACACCACTTCTTTCTTCTCTAATGCCATCTAGGTATTGTACCATTTGGAACGCATAAGGTTGTATTTGTGGGGTAGGTAAAGCTGTAACAGCTCCTGGTGCTCTCATTCTAACGATCCCACCTGGCTTAGAAGATAATAAATCATCTAGCTCAACTTGACCTGCTAGTACTGCATATCTAGCATTGTTAGTTAAATACATGTTATCAAGAAGATTTCTCATGATAGTAGATTTAATTAACTGTATGTCTTGGACTGTATCAGCAATACTCATGCCATGGAACTTATGGGGTATAGGTAATGGACAAATCGTTGAGAAAGGTATTGAGTCAATCTCCTCATTATCCAATATTTTATTACCACCTTTAGTAATCTTTCTTAACTCTGCTATCCCATCGCCATCGTAGTCAAGATGTATATAACATTCTTCTAACCAAACTTTTCTTGATGGCCCACTACCCTCATCTGCTGGTAATGAATCATCATCAAAGCTAAATCTTGCTATTCTTTCCTCGTTTAACTCAGCATTTGACTGTGTATAACTAGGTAATTCTTCAACTAATGACTTAGGATATCCTTCTAAAATTAAATCAGATACTGACTTTTTCACTCTATGACAGACAAAACTAGCATCTTCTACTGAAGTTGCCCTTCTTGATATTAAAAATTCTTCAGGTGGTACAGATACTACTTTAACTTGTCCATCTACTTTAGTTCTTTTTACTTTAACATCGTGTTCAACAATAGCTGGAGATATCAAAGTACCAAAATCATCGACTTGTTGTTTTTGTATAACTGTTTCTGTATGTTCTACGACTTCAAGATCATCATTTGCTAGGATTGATTGATACTCAATCTCAGTTAGGTTCTCGTATGTTTCGTGAGATACCTCTTTTTTTTCTTCCCAAAAATGCTTAATGACTCCTGTCTTACTTATTAACGCATCTTTAAAGGCATCGTACAAGACCTTAAAGCCGTTATTTTGCTTGTTAAAGACATAGTTGACATAGTCGGTAGCTTGTTGTGCCATTTCGACATCTTCAGGTCCTTGTGGCTCGAACTCAGCAACATTGTTGTGCGTTGTAAAAATACGCATAAGGCTTGGCATAATGTATTCGATAGTATCTCTTACATCAGTTGTAACAATCTCAGATCGACCTTCTATTTCATTTCCAAACCTCGCCCATATAATAGTTCATGGCTGTTATGCGATCTGTACCATATTCTGAGTCATAATACCCTAATGCGTTTTCAATCTCATTACGCACTAAAGCATTAAATTATAACTTATCCATTACTTAACCTTTTTTGGTTGTTGGCTTTTTTTCAGTTTTTTCAGTTTTCTTAGGAGCAGGTTTTTTAACTTCCCTTTCCATAGCTAATATTTGACTTCTTTGCATGATTCTAACTCACTATAATGATGAATAAAAGTAATCCGATAATACCGCCTAATGCAGCATCAACGTAATCCCACGAATGATTCTTAAGATAATCAAGAATGTCTTTTAGTTTTTCCATATTTTCCTCCTAATTTATATCTATATTATCTGGTGAAATATTAACTGTACTTAGTTTTTTAACAAATTCATCAGCGTTACCGCCATCTTTAAAAAAACTAAACGCAGCAGCAGCAAGAGTAATATTGCAGATATCTTCCCAGCCTATACCTGCTTTGTGCATAGATTCTAACTCACCAATTAAATTTACAAAAAGAGCGTGAGTCACAGGATTATCAGCAGCAAATTCTTGCTCTGGTTCAAACATAATATCTAAATCGTCTAAGTAACCCATGAACTGTCCTTGTATTGTATTGGTTTATTCCAATGATGTTGGCTACCTCTAATAGAGGCTGTAAAGGCTTGCTGAGCAAATGTTAAACAAAAAGCATCTGCTAGGTCACAACTGCGACCACCTAATCTTTTTTTAAACTCGTCTTTAGCTTCGACTTTAATTTTACCATTTGAGGTAAATTTAAAACGAGGTGCTATTAATTCTTCTATTAATTTGTCGTCTTGCATAATGCTAACGTCACGACCCTCAAACCATTCTCTTGCTCGAAACCACAACTCATCACGTAATCGCATATATTTGCTTTTAAGAGCTGGACTTTCAGAAACCTGTATAGGTCTGGCAGGTAGTTCCAATTCGGATAGCCTTGACGCTACTCCAGAACCGATACCTATACTATCTACCATAATATCTGTTGGTTTATCTTTGTAATTGCAAGACTCATATTCGTTCATAACAATACCTACTGTTTCCATTAGGTCTTTGCCTTGCCACGTTTTAACATCTTCTACTAATGTATTGCCACGTCTTTTGCACAATGCTGTTCTGTCAGAACCAAAATTAGCAACGTCTAAACCCCAAATAACAGGTTCATAGGGGTCAACTGTAATATCTCTGCCTATAGAACTTTCCACCATATAAAGCGGTATAACTGTGTCATCTTCTGCTTTTGGAAACTCGCCAAGCACCCTAACTCTATATACGTTTGAGTCAGAACCATATTTTATAGACATATCCTCAATAAATTCTTCTGATACTTGTGATGAGTCAGAACAGCCTACAGTCATCTTAGTCCAGCGATCACGCATTGCATGAAACGCATTAAAAAAATAACCTGATGTACGAGTAGGGTTGCCAGTCATAACAACTTTAGCATCTGGTGTTGATAGCGAACCTTCACCTACCTCAAATATCTTATCATCTACCCCTGATGCCTCATCAATAATAAATAAGAGGTTTTCAGAATGGAAACCTTGTAAGGCTTCTGGGTTTTCTCTACGAGACACACGAGCCACAGCATACGAGTCTGTCGAACCTGCAATATTAATTTTGTCGGATTTCATATCCATTTGCGAATAAAAACTTTCAGGCAAACGTCTTGCCCATTTTTGAGCTTCAGCCCATAAAACATCTGATAATTGGTGAGCAGTATTGGCTGTGCAGACAACCTTGCAAGGGTGTCGTGTAAATACCCACCACAATATCAACCAAGATAAAACTGCTGTCTTACCTACGCCATGCCCTGACTTGACAGCACATCTTGGGTTCTGCATGACGTTTTGTAAAAATTCTCTTTGCCATTTTTCAGGTTTTACTTGTAGCATTGTTTCAACAAACATAACTGGGTCTAATGCTAGTTCTGCTAATATATCTGATAGTTGTTCTTTACTCATATAACACCTTGTGAAAAAGGGTAGGTAAAATGGAAATAAAACCTACCCTTCCCTTTCGGTAATGAAATAACTTCGCTAACGTTTTTTTATTTTGGGGAGAGTTGTTTAAGAACAACATAATTATTTCATATGCTTGCATTGTTCGTGATTTCTCAGGACTTGTCAATATATAGAAAAAAATTTTTTAGCAGCACCATATAGGGAATTGTTTAAGAGAGAGGGGTATACATATATACAGGTATAGGGGTCGGCACAAATCAAAGGGGGGCTTAATCGCTCTCTATATCTGTAATATCATTATCTATTGTAACCACCTCAGCCTCTTTTAGGGAGGGTTTTTTATAATCTTTTATTCTATTAGCTACGTCAGTTAATGCGCCTGTAAACGTATCAGAAGCCGTTAGCTTTAATGTATCTTCTTTGGGAAATAAGAAAGCTAACTTATTTATATTTAATATATCCTTATCCAATGCTTCAATAATCATATCTTCAAGATTATTCTTTTTTCTATTGGCTAACGTATCAAGTGAACCTGTAAGCGATCTCTTAAGTATCGCCTCAGCTTTTTTTTTAAATGGACTAACCTGATTTTTAGATCCGATTGGTCGACCTCGCTTTTTTTTAACTGCCGCATTTTCTATTTTTGGCGTTGCGTTGTCTGGTTCTGCCATGTTTTCACCTTTTATTTATTCATAAGCTATTGATATAATTAATACTAGATTTATTTATTTTATCAATATAATTATTTTATTGCATAAAAAAAGGGCTATAAAATAGCCCCTTAATTATTATTATATATTTAATTTAAAATTGTTGTATTACAAATTTCTCACTTTCTGGAATTTTTAAAACT